AACGCAGTACCAATTGATATCAATTTTGAAAGTGTGGATACAATTGTCATGAATCAAATCAATGCAATTGATTCAGAAACCTACGACAAAAAAATGCTATTGGATATCTATAAAGATCTATGATCAAAATTAAAAATCTTACAGTTCGCAATTTTATGAGTGTGGGTAATCAGACCCAAGCCATTGACTTTGACAAAGGACAGTTAACACTAGTTCTAGGTGAGAATCTAGATCTAGGTGGTGACGACAGCGGTGCTCGTAACGGCACAGGTAAGACCACTATTATCAACGGTCTTAGCTATGCTATCTACGGCACTGCATTGACCAATATCAAACGTGACAATTTGATCAACAAGATCAACGGCAAAGGCATGCTGTGTACAGTTACGTTTGAAAAAGACGGTGTTGAATATCATATCGAGCGAGGACGCAAGCCTAATCTTTTGAAGTTTTCAATTAATGGTCAAGAACAAGCTCTGGACAGTCTAGACGAATCTCAGGGCGACAGTCGAGAAACACAAAAAGCTGTAGAAGAATGCTTCTCTATGAGTCACGAAATGTTTAAGCATCTTGTGGCTCTTAACACCTATACCGAACCGTTTCTTTCAATGAAGGCGGGCGAGCAACGTGCAATCATCGAACAACTGCTGGGCATTACGTTGTTGTCTGAAAAAGCTGAACAACTTAAAGATCAAATAAAAACTATCAAAGAATCGATATCAACTGAAAACACCAGAATCGAAACTGTTAAGTCTTCCAACGATCGAATTCAACAAAGTATTGAATCTCTAGAAAGAAAACAGAAGTTATGGAATGAAACTAAAAATAAATCCATAGCTGATCTAAAAAACAGTATAGTAGTACTGAGTGATATTAACATCGAAGAAGAAATTATCAATCAACGTGCTCTTATCGAGTGGACCAAGAATAAAAAAGAACGAGACAGCCTTGTTAGCATGATTGCCAAACAGACTGCGGTTGCAGACAAAGATCAAAAGCAGTTTGAAAAAGTCAAAAAAGAACTTGAGTTACTTGCGGATCACAAATGTCATAGCTGCGGACAAGACCTGCACGACGAAAAACATGAATCTATGATGGATTCCAAGACTGCACAACTCAACGAAAGCAACGAGTTGGTCGCAGAAGCAACATCTGAATTAAATGCGTTAAATCAAGCTCTAGAATTACTTGGAGATATTTCCGATAGTCCTAAAGTTATCTATGATAACTTAGAGGAAGCATTAAATCATCGCAACACTGTAGATTCTCTGTCCAAGGACCTTGTTTTAAAAGAAGCAGAATTTAATCCTTACATTGAACAGATAGAAGAATTAAAAAATACTGCCATGCAAGAAATTGATTGGAATCATATTAATGATTTAAATCGAATAAAAGACCATCAAGAATTTTTATACAAATTATTGACCAGTAAAGATTCGTTTGTTCGTAAAAAAATCATCGATCAAAACTTGGCATTTTTAAATCAACGTTTGACTTATTATCTAGATCGCATTGGACTACCACATATTGTAGAATTTCAAAACGATCTCACTGTGATTATTACACAACTAGGTCAGGACTTAGATTTTGACAACCTAAGCCGCGGCGAACGTAACAGACTGATACTGTCTATGAGTTGGGCATTCCGAGATGTTTGGGAAAATCTGTATCGACCAATTAACTTACTGTTCATTGACGAGTTGGTAGACAGCGGTATGGATGCTAGCGGAGTTGAATCTAGTATTGCAGTACTTAAAAAGATGACTAGAGAACGCAGTAAAAATGTTTTCTTGATCAGTCACAGAGATGATCTAACTAGTAGAGTAAATCATGTGCTCAAAGTAATCAAAGAAAATGGATTTACAAGTTATTCCAATGATGTGGAGATTGTAGCTTGAGTTTTGAAACACACGAAGCTATAATCAAAGCCTGCCAAGAATATTTTAAATGGCAGGATCGATTTGAACACAAAGGCTCAGACGAGGCAGGTATCAAGGCACGAAATGCGCTAGGAGAAATACGCAGGCTGTGTTTTCAAAGGCGCAAAGAAATACAAGATAAACGAGAACAAAGAAAAAAAGCCAGAAATTCCAAGAACGGTAGGCCATCAAACATAACTAAGGACGAGTACAAATGAGTAATCCTTCTTATGACATGGTTCTATCAAGGTATCGAAGTCACTGATCTTCCAGAAGATTGTGTGGGCTTTGTATATCTAATCACAAACAACATCTCTGGGCGTAAGTACGTAGGCAAAAAACTTGCAAAGTTCGCTAAGACCACTTACAAAGTGGTTAGGCTAAAGAACGGCAACAAGAAAAAGAAGAAAATTAGAGGCAAGATAGATTCAGATTGGCGCGACTATTACGGTAGCAGCCCCAATTTAACCGCAGACATAGACGCACTAGGCAAAGAAAACTTCACCAGAGAAATCATCTATTACTGTAATTCTAAGGCAGAATGTAGCTACATCGAGGCAAGAGAACAGTTTGATCGCAAAGTATTAGAATCAACAGACTATTACAACGGTCATATACAGGTTCGAGTTCACGGCTCTCACATTATAAAATCACTTCAAAAACCCAAAGTTTAACAGACACACAAGTACCGCAAGCAGTACATAGGCTCAACAATTCAAGGCAAAATAATGCGGTTTTTGGCTCGCGCAGGCTAATATCATGCGCTCTATACCTGGTCAATCTTGGTCACAGGGACGGAATTCCTTGCCGCAAAGGTACTCAGCAACTACCCATTTGGATGAAGATCGCTAACTAAGCCCTGCGATTGTGCTGTTTGAAGATAATAAAAAGGCAAAAAGAGAGGGGAGAACCCTCACGTAGACAAATATGATAGCGTATATTTGTTTACCGCCGTTGTAATAAGACGGAGCTCGTGGTACCGGACAACCGCCACTGTAATGCTCTAACGCTGTGTGATATTGTGCAACTCGGATAATATTCAATTTCTTAGCCCTTGTCTGGGCTAAGTGTGACTGAACAATCTGGATAATGTTAAAACTGCTTCGCAGTTAATAGTTCCCTTATATTAAGAAAGAAGAAAATTGCATTGAGCGTAAGCGAAAATGCAAGCGAGCTAGGCTCGCTTTCTAATAAATAACATGTATATCTTTGTCCCGGATTAAAAATGAAATTACAAACAATATTAACAGAACAACATCTTGAATATTCAAGAACAATCCTCAGAGAGAGCTGTGATGGGTTAACAACTTATCAAAGAACTATTGTAGAAGGAATTTACAAAGACTCTTTGCCTCTTATTGAGGCTACTCTAACAGCAGCACAAATAGAACAACTGTTTGGGGAAGTAGAAAAATCAGCAACTGCCGGCGGTGGTAATCGAACAGGGCTAGGTAAAGGTGTTGATGCAGCCAAAGCCGGCGTCGATGTGGTGAAAAAAGCCGACGAAACTATTAATAAAATTGGTAAGTGGCTACAAAATACAACTCCTGTTAAAGGGTTTGATCAGAAGTTCGAAGATTTAAAAACAAAGATAGGTACAAAGTTTCCAGAATTAGACAAAAGACTCACAGCCATGGGCACATGGGCTAAAGAAAATCCAGGAAAAACTGCTGCCATTGTGGGTGTACTGACTACCATAGCTTCATTTGCAGGCGGTCCAGTTGGCGGTGCTATCGCTGGTCAAATACTTAGAGGTGCAGTTGAATTACTCAAAGGCGAAAAACTTTCCACAGCTATAGGCAAAGGTATTAAAACAGCAGCCTACGGTGCTATGGCAGGATGGTTACTTGATGGAATAGGCGATTGGTTAGAAGGATTGCGAGCCGAAGTTGTGCCGTATGACAAAGTCCCCGGACTTGTAGGCATTGATGTAGGGGTATCCAAAACTCTAAGCATGGGCGGCACCACTGTCAAGGATACCATATACAAAATTATTGTGCCCGAAGACCTATCCGGAACCATGATGGCAACTGTCAATGCAGCCAAAGGTGGAGATGTTGACGCATTTAATCAGCTACTTGATTTTTCAAGAAATTTTAGTCGAGCAGATTATCTAGCCGGTAAGGGCATAATGGATGCTGCTGCCAAGACACTTGCACTTCAGAATGATGCATTCTTACAAGGCATGACACAGGTCAACAATCTTATCACAGCCGCTGCACAGGGATCAATCGCAGGCAAGATGACTGCCAGCGATGTTAAAGTTGACGGCAAACCAGTTGAAGGCGAAAAAACGCCAGCAAAAGAAAGTTGGGAACCAAATTATTATGTTCAGACTAGACCATTAACAGAAGGTCAAGTTGGATACATGTTCAAGCAAATACAACTACTCAACGAAGGTCCAATGGATTGGATCAAAAAGAAAGCCACTAACCTAACTACCAAAGTCACCGCGGACAAGCTAATGAGTGCTTGGAAGAAAGCTGGATCACCAACTGACAGCAATGAAGTAGCAGAGTTTCTAAAAGGTCAAGGTATAGTAGATGATGCCGTGGCTCAAGTTTATCAAACAATGAAACTTCCAAGTCCAGGTACTGCCGAGCAGCCTGCTCCGGAAGCATTATCTTATAAACAAGTACTTGATCTAGTTAACAAATTACCAGTTGATCGAAAAGTTCGATTAATGAAGTTCATAGAAAAAACAAAAAACACTGAGCCTACAGCCAAAGGCACTGTAGATAACAGCAAAACAAAACCAACAACAGCATAACAAGGACCAGAAATGAAAATTCATGAAATACTAGTAGAAAGCCAGGACCTTCAGGAAGGTCCTATCCTAAACAAGATTGGATCAGCAGTAGGCAAAGGTGTTGGCGCATTGGCCAAAGGTGTTGGCGCTGTAGCCGGCGGAGTAGCTGGACTTGGTGGTGCTATCAAGAGAGGTTTCCAAGCAGGTAAAGCAACGGTGGCGGGTGCAGGTGACGAGCCAGCAGCAGGTGGTACAACTCCGGCAGCAGGCGCAAAGCCAGGAGCAGCACCAGCAGCAGGTGGTACAACTCCGGCAGCAGGCGCAAAGCCAGGAGCAGCACCAGCAGCAGGTGGTACAGCACCGGCAGCAGATGATGCCGCAACAGCAGCAGCAGGTGGTACAACTCCAGCAGCAGGCGGTACAACTCCAGCAACTCCAGCACCAGCAGCAGGCGCGAAGCCAGGAGCAGCACCAGCAGCAGGCGCAAAGCCAGGAGCAGCACCAGCAGCAGGTGGTACAGCGCCGGCAGCAGCACCAGCAGCAGGAGCAGCAGCGGGTACAGCATATGCTCA